ATATGGACGCTCCTACAATTGCTACTTTAAATGCTGGTGATAATACCTTTGGTGCTGGTGCAAATGGAATTAGTATTTTAGAAGATGTTTTAACTACTCCTAACGGAATAACATTGAACTCTGTTGGAATATCTTATGATAGTGGGACAACTATTACTGCTAATACTTGGGACGATATTACTACAAGAATATCATATTTATCTGCTGTTGCTCCTAATAATTTAAATCCTACAATATTGGCGGTAAATAATACACTCTTTATCGAAAATGCGGATACTGCTCCTACGAGAGTTATTAATGCAATGGCGGGTGATACTGCTTTGCCGAGCGAACATTTCGGTATTTCTTGGGTTGGTGATACTCTACCTTTTGTAATGGAAACATTAGACGCAACTGCTTTAAAAATAAAAGACACTACATTAGTATTAGAAGATACAGCAACACCTCAATCTACCGCTATTACTGCTACAAATATTTCTATTGCTGGTGGTGGTAATGCTACTTGGGCGAGTATTATTGCTGGTGGTGGTGGTGTTCCAAATATAAATCAAGTATTAGCAGTAGGTCAAAATGCGAATAATCAACCTATTACAAATCTTAATAGTATTCAAATAGCAAGTGGGACAACTTTATCAAATAATTCATTGGCATTTAATGGTGGTGCTGGTGCTGGTGTTATTACTGATTTATTTAGTATTAACGGACAACAATATTATCCTTATGGTGGAACACCTGATTTAAATGCTGTTTTGGGTGCTGGAAGTAATGCGAATAGTCAAAGTATTACTGGATTAATTAATGTTGATTTACAAACTATTAATGGTAGTTCTTATCCACCAGCAACACCTAATTTAAATACTGTTTTATCAAGTGGAAATAATGCGTCTAATCTAAATATTACTGGTGTTAATAATTTAGATGTTTATTCTATTAATGGGGTTTATTATCCACCTTACCCTATTTCTCCATACGGATTAACTCAAACATTATCATATAGTAATGATGGTGGTGGATTAAGTTTAACTAATGTTGGTGGTATGTCTTCTGTTAGTGGAACATTAACTATTTCTTCTCAAAATAGCGGTGCGATAGACATAAATAGTAGTTATGATACGAATATGAATGGGACTGGAACTTTTACTATTAATAATGGTAATGGAATTAATATTAATTCTTCTAATGCTATACAAATAAACTCAACTGCGAGTAGTGCTACATTACAAGCAAATCAAAATATTTCAATATATTCTAATAATGGGAGTATTACATTAGAAGTTGTAAGCGGTTATATTTATCTTTATGGTCTGCCTACGAGTGGTGGCGGACCAGCGAACTCTCTTTATAATGGTGGTGGAATATTAATGATTAATTAAAAATAAAAATATTGGTATAAATATATATAATGATGAAATCATTGCAACCGGAAGATTTCCATAAATCACTTTACGAGGAGTTTTTAATACCTCGTAAAGAAATCGAGCACCAAATAAACCGACAAAATAAATATATTACAATTATCCTCGGGTGTTTGATAGTAGGTGCAGTTATTTTATTATGTATGCTTATATTATAATGTTAAACGCTGACACACCCCAAGACATCGAACAGAAGGAATTGCTTATACCATTGGAGGAACAATTGCAAAAAGCATTGGACGATATAAAAAAGAAAAATATGATTATTAAGATTATGATAGGAGTTTTAGTAGTAGTTGTTATTATCTTATTATGTGTCATTATAGTATAATGGCAGAATGGACTGATGATATAGAGCAGATTTTAGAAAATATAAGAATAAATAGTGTTATATTGTCTAATCACCATAAGGACAGGTTTTATCATTATAAAGGACATTTAAAATACTTTAAATTGCCCTTAATTGTATTAAGTAGTATAACGAGTATTGCATCGGTTGGATTGGGCGGTTATATGCAACAAAACGCAATTTCGTTATTAACTTGTTTATTGAGTTTGACGTCTGCAATATTAGCGAGTATCGAGTTATATCTTGGAATACAAAAAAATATGGAGCAGGAACTAATGGCATCAAGAAAGTTCTTGCTATTGAGTTATTCAGTATATAAATTAAGATACACTGACAAGAAGAACAGGGTTGATAATCCAAGAGTTTTTTTAGAGGAAATGTATAATGAATATACAAAATTGATTGAAACATCAAATCTAATAAAGAATAACAAACTAAAAGACGCACTTGCACCATTGCCGGACACATTTAAATTAGCACTTATACCAACTCCAACATCTGCAAAAGAACCTAATTTTGGTCTTGAATTGCATCAATTAAGCGATATGCCAATAGTATAAAAATATATCTTAATTATATAATGATTGCAAACCAGAGATTATATGATTACAGCGACCCTGATAAAGCATACAAAAAATTAAAAGACTATGCACCAGAAGCAGATTTGTATATCAGTGATAAGAAGGATAAAAAATATTTTATAATTCACCCAAAAACCAATAAGAAAGTTTATTTCGGGTCTATGGGATATGAAGACCATACAAAACATAATGACCCCATAAGAAGGTCAAATTATTTGCGTAGGAGTGCAAATATAAGAGGTAATTGGAAAGATGATAAGTTTTCGCCGAATAATTTAGCAAGGAATGTTTTATGGTAATAGAATATATTATATATCTTAATTATATAATATGCCAAGACCATTGAAAGGAAGTCAAGAAGCAAGAGATGCAATGGCGAAAGCGAGAGCATCAAGAGGAAAACCAAAAGACCCAAATGCACCAGTGAAGGTGAGAAAATCAAATAAAAATACACAGGGTATAGCAGACACAACACCTGTTCTATTAGAAACTGTGAATAAAAATGAATTAGTTGTTCCGCAATATTACGCAAAGCAATTGGCAGGAACAACGAAAAAACCAGTTCGTTTTAGATTGGTTAATCCCATAACACAAGAACGACATTTGGCAACAAGAAACGGACAATCTGTCGTTAAAATAAGTCGCAGAGCAACTGCAAACACTGTTTTACTTGGTGATAATCCAACACCAATTCCGCTCAAAGCGTTTAGTAAAAAGGACAGAGAAAAAGTTGTCAATCAGTTCCATTTAGTGGAAGTAAATGCTGATAAAGACACAAAAGAAATTGCAAAAATACCGTTCGATAAACCGAAGTCAAGAGGTCGTCCAACCAAATTGCCAAAAAACATTGCATATAAAAAAGCAAATCCAACAGAACCAAAGGAACCAAAAGAACCAAAGGCAAAGAAACCAAAAAAAGAAAATATTAAATTAACCATTGAAGAAACGAAACCAACGAAACCGACGAAACCAACGAAACCGACAAAACCAGCGAAACCAGCAGGACAAAAAAATATTACAGATTTTTTCCTACCTGCACCAATGCCACCAATAACAGAAAAGACAACAAAAGACATAAAAACTTTTATGGACGAAATCAAAGAAAAAGGTGAAACCGAAGGGTTGGATTATTACAAATCAGTTGGTCTGTTTAGTGATTTAATATTGGCAGGTTTAATTTTGAAATATGGCAATAAATGTTATTGGGAATCGAGTGTTGCGGGTGAAGGAAAATCATCTGCATATTCAGGTGATGCTGAATTAAGAGTTATTTATGATAAATCAGGAAAAATTACAGGTTTAAACGACAATAAAGCACTATCACCTTTATTTATAAAGTCATATCAAGAAATTATTGGAAAACATCTTGAAGGTTGCATTGAAAGAGGCGAACAAACTATTATTATACCTTTATTATTGCAAGGATACGACATTAAAACAATAAAATCACCAACGGGTGCAAAAGTTCCTGAATATACAAAGGAAAAATCATCACACGCCAATATGATTGTATATAGACCAAAACGAGGATTAGTTGAAAGGTTTGAACCCCACGGGACAAAATCTGGATTCGCCGAGGGAATAACATCTGGAAGCGAAGTTGAAATAAATAAGGTTCTTAAAAAGTTCTTTGAAAAGGATATGGCACCATACATTGGAAATGTTAGGTTTGTTCCGCCCATTGATATTTGTCCCACAAAATACCCAAAAACAGAGGGTTTCCAAGCATTGCAATCAGGATTGGGAACTGATGTGTATGGCGACCCATATAAGGGATTCTGCTCTATGTGGTCTTTATTTTTTGCAGAACTTGCATTAATGAATCCGGATAAAACCAGCGACGAAATTATAACAGAGGCACTCGATGTTGCAAATGAAAGTCCGGATTATCTATTGCAACTAATAAAAGGTTATAGTCGTATGGCGGAATTAATGGCAAAGGAAATTGCAGACAATGTTGGAGTGAAAGATTGGAGTTTTAAACTTGAAAAAGATTTGTTTTCCCCTGATTACAGGGGTCTTTTTTTCTTGGGAAAACAGTCGCCAGAAGTTCGTTCAAAAATTGCAGACTATTTAACAGCAACATTTTTAAATATTAATAATAGAACCGGAACACCTATTGGCAAACCCACCGAACCTGAACCACCCTCTGCACCATCAAGATATGCTGAGGTTGAAAATGTATTTAAATCAAATAGGGAAATAGACGATATTAAGCGAATGCTTATGTCATTGAAAATAAGTAAAAAAGTTTTACAGGAAATGTATGATATGTCTTCATCGCCAGAATATAGAAGCATTATAAACGATTTTATGAAAATAAATGATAAAGATGCAGACGACATTTTAGAGTTTAAATATAAACATTTTGCGAAGTTTCTCACACATCAAGGAATGGCATTAAGACCGAGATATTCAATAGAACTTGCAAGTTTATTAAATAGAAATTACTCAAAAAAAATGACGAAAAAATTATATAAAATTGTTGATGACATTGTTAGAAACTTACAAGAAGACGGAACTACATTGCATTCCGGAAAACGAGTTCCAGTATCATCTCTTATTGGGTCTGGTATTCTTGAAGATTTACAAAACACATTCAAAACAGGTGTAAAGGCAGTTAAGAGAGGATTTGATAAAGCGAAAGATTTTGCATCAACCGTAATAACTGGCAGAACCGATTACCAACCCAACGGCAGAGCAATTCTCAAAAAATATGGCAGTGAAAACATCAAATCAATTGAATTGGGTCGGGACCCAGTTCTCCCAGCATTGAAAAGCGTCTTAAATGTTATTAGTGGCGGAGAGTTTGGAAAGCGAGTTGAGAATGCAGATTATGATGACCTTTTTCATTTGTTCGCAGTTATAACGCTCGAAAGTGGTAAGAAAATTATGACAGAAAAGAATGAGGTAATAATAATAAGCGAAAGCATACCAGCAAGAAGCGAAAAGGCAGAATACAAGACAATATTTAAAGTTCCATCAATTTCATTGGAACAACTTTTTAGCAATAATAAATCAAAAATGGGTGGAAAATATTTCACATATTCTGCAAAGGATAATAACTGCCAAGACTATCTATTGAGTATGATAAAATCCTCTGGCATTGGGACAGAGGAAGATTATAAGTTTGTTAAACAAGATACGAAGCAATTGTTCGAAGGTATGCCATATTTGCGTAAGTTTGCAAATAGCATAACAGGGTTTGCTGGGAAATTAGATGTATTAATTTCAGGAAGAGGATTTAGTGGAAAAGAAACCGACGCAGAAATTGAAGATATTATAGGAATGGATTTAGAGCAAAAAAAAATATCTGGTAATGGTATAAGAGAAATGTGCGACAGATGCGAAATGTGTGGTGGCAAAATAAATGTCGGCGATTGGTTCAAAAAGGTCGGCAAAAAGATTGACAGAGGGTTTAAGAAAGAGATTTCCAGACCCACTGAAAAACTTGCAAAGGAAGCAGGAAGTTATATTACAGCAAAGAAGGGAGGTTTTGCGACTGATTTAATTGATTATGGTGTCCCTGCATTGACTGCTGGTGTATTGGGTGGTCTTGCTGGTGCTACAACAGGTGGTCTTGGTGGTGTTGCTGGTTCTGCCATTGGTTCGAAGATTGGAAAAGAATATATTGCTCCTGCATTGCATAAGGCAACGGGTGCAGGTGTTGGCGGACGAAGTGCTTGGATTGCTCTCGTTAAAAAGGTTTCCAAAGACAAGGGAATCTCATATAAGGAAGCATTGTCTGTTGCATCTGCTATGCGAAAAAAATAAATGGGGGCGAACTGCCCTCCTCGTCCCTGAATATAAGCGGAGGGTCTGCTAATAGTCTAAAAGATTATATTATATGTGTTATTACCTACAACAGGGTTGAGCGTTGTTTTAAAAAAACATTGACAACATTGAAGGAGAATAAAATCCCCCCGAATAAGATTTATTTAGTGGTGCATAATGCAGAACAGGCAAAAATGTATAAAGACGGAATCCCAAAAGAACTCTATAATGATATTATTATAACAAACGAAAATAAGGGTATATACGGGCAAATGAATTGGGTCTTTAAACATTACAAAGAAGGTCAGCATATCTTGAAGTTGGACGATGACATAAGTTCTTTTAAAAAACTACAAGGCGGAAAGTTAGTCAAAATAAAAAACATTGGTGATATAATTAAGAAGGGTTTTGAACTATGCGAACAGAAAGGTTTTAAATTATTCGGGTTATACCCTGTTGCCAATGCATATTTTATGGAAAGTCAAAAAGAATACACAGAGGATTTGCGGTTTGTGGTTGGTGCATTTATGGGAATCATTAATCAACGAGATAATCAAATAGACCTCAAAATAAAAATAAAAGGCGACTATGAATATGCTATTAATTCGTTTTTGAAAAATGGTGGTATGATACGATTTAATCGAGTTGCGTTTGTGTATGATATTACGAAAAATGCAGGTGAGCGTATATCAACAATGAAAAGCGACGCAAAAATATTAATAAGCAAACACCCTGACCTTGTGAAAGAAAACCTTCGTAGAGGTGATATGGGAGAAATATTACTGAGTAAAGGTGTCAGTAAAATAGTAGGTGGTAAAATTACAAATCTTGATGCAATCCCGATTGATGATTATTCGAGTGAAATCATTGCAGTTGATGATATAGACCGCACCGAAAAGGTGAAAAAACTTCAAACCGAATTATATGAACTATTGCAGAAAGCAAAAATACCAAAAATAGAACAGGCAAGAAAAGATGGTTTAAACACAAGAGGTGATTTACTCGGTTATAAAGGTTGGACTTTTACAATGGGTATTGGCAGACGCAGACAACTTGGTATAGGAGAGTTTTTATCAAACAAACGAGAACCTGATTTGTTTAAAAAGGTCGTTGAATATGGTAATGCAATCTTACCAACAGGGTTTAAATATTCTACAATAACAATAAACCGAAACCTAAAAGCAAAAAAGCACACAGACAATGGCAACACTGGTTTTGGTGCAATTACATTTCTCGGCGATTATACAGGTGGTGGATTATATGTTTATAATAGAAAAGATGAACCGAAACTATTTGACACCAACAACCGAGTCATTATTTTTAATGGTTCAAATCTGGCACATCGAACGGAACCATTTAAAGGTGATAGATATGCAATGATATTTTATAGTCAGCAAACAGATAAAACAATAAAGGGACTAAAAATGGAAGGTTCTGGGTTTGTAATTTAATCTAATTATTAAGATTTTAACAAGTATTATATGATTTTTAACTTAAAGTTCATATAATTCAATATAAAAGATTAATAAAATTAATTTTATTAACACTTTAACAAGATTTAAACGATTTTTAACTTAATATTTGGATAATTCAATATAATATCTTAATTTTGGTCTAAAATATTGTTGTTGTTATATGGATTTATATAAACATTTAGGAGTATTTATATAATACATTTAGGAAAAATGATTTAGATAATATTCTTATATAACTCTATAATATAAAATGCAAGAAGACCCCCGACCCTATTTCGCCGACCGCCAATCCGCCATCAAACGCTTACCTGTCAAACCTGCTTTACGCACCAACAAGTTTCCGCACCATATTCCCTCTTATAAAAAACGAGATTTATCAATTGTCGTTGAAAAATGTGGCGTTGAAATTGTAGGACAAACCACCTGTGGTGTTATAAAAACCCAAAAATCTAAAACCAGATTATCAGTGCAAAACTTTTATGATGCTTGTATTACCAATGGTTTATGGCGTAGTGAGTTCCATTGCTACAATGACCGCAAAACAGGCGGTTTGAAAAAAACGCTTACCAAAGTGTGCTATGCTGAAATGCTAATGAAGATATAAAACGCACAGGCGAAAATATATTTGTTGCAAATACCAAATAATATCAAATAACATTTCTATATGATATTATCCTAATCTTTTTTTACATATGTATCGAGCATACCCGAACTGCTTCCCATTTCTGTCATTGTGTTTGCAATTGTATTCTTGGTGCCAATCGTATCTCCAAACTTGTCTGTGAGATAGGTGTGGCGTAATTGATTTACGCTGACCTTTTTGTCAAATACTTTATTCAATCGCTGGTTGAGTTTAACACTGGATAGTGGGTTCATATTACTATCAAAAAATAAATAGTCAGTTGGGTTAATTGCAATCCATTTTTTGAGAATGTTTCGCAATTGCATTGGGATTTCTAAATCCTGAGTGCCATATGTTTTAACTGTCTTAAATGAGTTGAAAACCATCTTGGTTTTTTCTAAAAAGTTGTCTTTGGTTTTATCGATATTCTTGATTTTGAAATCGCAGAAATCCTTACTACGCCTCGGCGGAACATATATGCCACCTAATACACTGAGTAATACGAAGTTTTGGATTTCTTGCAAATCACTTATAGTGTGAGATTTCTTTTTGTATAACAGGTCTGCATTACGCTTCAATGCTTCATACAGTTCTCGCACCTGTTGTGTGCCAACCCAACTCGCCTCTTGTTCGTCGGTCTTAATCTGCTTTGAAATCTCCTTATTATATGCCTTAACATCTTCTGCCATTAAATCCCTGTATGCCTTTTTATCCGTAATGATTACCAATGCAGACAGAATGGTCTTTCGCTTATTAGGTGCTACATCTTTTAAGAATGCAATGACTTTGTCGCTATTATCAAACTTGGATAGGTCGTAGTCTTCGTCAGCAAAAACTTTTTTATAAAGGTTCTTTAATATCGAGGTATAAGTGGTTATTGAACTTTCGCCAAGCGTTGCTCGTTTTTCTGCAATATACTTTCGTATCTTATCCATTATATTATTAAGGTATATATTATTTTAGACCAATTCTAATTATTCCCTAAATTAACGATTAGTTTATTTAGGCGTTTTTTTATATCAGCATAATATATAAATGGAAATCAGGAGTTTAAAAAACGACCTAAAATACGGCGACCAAAAAGAACTTGAAACCATCAGTGTAATTAAAACATATTGGTTGGACGACAGCATTGTTGATACTAAAACAAAATACGGACACCGTTATTGCAAATACGATTATGAAAGCGAGAATGGCACCACTTGGGAACTTAAATCCAGACGATGTGCTAAAACTGCATATGCAACGACAATTATTCCAAGTCATAAGATACGAGAAACCGAAAACAAACAGATATTTATGTTTAATTATAGCGATTGCTCGTCATACATTGACTATGACCCAGAAAAGTTTTCTAAATATCAGCGTAAGATGGTGAGATGTTTTCGGGCAGGTGCTTCTTCTAAACCTGTCGAACACATTGAAATCCCAATTACCGATTTGATTGATATAAACATTTAGGAGTTTTTATAAAAACCATTTTTATAAACACTTATTGGAAAATGATTTAGAAGATATTTTTATATAACTCTATAATATAAAATGAACCCCAACCCGAAGAAGTGCTTTTTGCGAAATGGCAAATATGTTGAGATGGTGAAAGGCAAACGCAATGTTTGCAGAGATGTTTATGGTGTGATTATTCACAAGGGCGAGAACAAGCATTGTGATTATGGATACAGCAATAAAAATTATGACCCTTACTATGATGAAATAGACCGAGATGGCGAAAGCATTTCATTCTTTTACAATGCAGATGATTATGCAATGGCAGTTGATTTACTTGATTTTAACAGTGATTATAAGATTAGAAATAGAAACAATGAGTTTCAATGCATTTATGGTGCGGACTTGCCAGTTTATTTTAAGACACATACTTATAAGAAGGAGGGTTGGATATACATTGAAAGACGAGAGGGTGTTAATTATATACTGAATATTGATGTCGAGCGGGAATGTGTTTAATAGTATCACTTTTTTTAAATTATTTTTTAATTTAAAAAAAAATTGTTTGCAAATATTTAGGAATAATTATTTATACAAAAAAACAATATATATTATTTAACTGACTTAAAAGATTGTCTTAATATATACTATAAATACAATGACCGCCAAAACCGCCACCCCTGTTCCCTTTCCGTTTATCCCCGATGATGTCTTCTCAATCATCAAATCATATGCAGTGCCAAAACCTGTTAGTTGGGTTAAAAAACTTGATATACTAAAACCAAAAATCCAGAAATATTTGGAGAAAAAAAATAAAGCAGTTTGTTATGACTTTGCAAAAAACCTCTATGTATCCACTGAAAGAACCCACTATAATTGGACTTCGGCGTTTGACCGCCAATACAAAGAAACCACCAAAGACAAAATACTCGATGATGTATTTGATAGGACTTACAACTCATCATTAATCAATAAAAATACAACTGAGGGGTCTGCTCCATTTTGCCTGTATAAAAAAGGTTCAAAAGATAAACAGATGGACGATGCAATAAGTTCTTCTATAAAATGCGACCTTCCATTCACTGATAGAATGTTAGTTATGGTTGCAAGGCATAATGACCCAGTTGCCGTAGAAGAAAGAAAAAAATATGCAGAGGAAATAGCAGAGAAATATGTAAAATATATTGAATACTTCCTCCTCAATGGTAAATCCGCAAACCCGTAAAGTTGTGCGGACTTTTTGAAACTTCCCTAATGGATTTTAAAACAACTGAATATGCTTTTTTATGAATTGGTTTCATAAAAAAGTTTCTAAAACTATGCACCACTTTACGGGTTTCCGGAATTATACCTTTGTCAAATCAATTGGTTCAGTATTCTCACTGGTTATTCTGTTAATACCATCTCCATATACATCAATGGACTTACGAAGTTTCGGGTCGGCACTTTGAAAAAATTGTTTAAGCATATACTCGTTTTTCTTCCAATCAATGTGTTTATTGAGGTCGTCAAACATTCCAAGAAATGCATCTGTATCATCATATAGGTTCTTTGTCCTCTTTGGAAATGCATTGATATAATGCAAGAATGCTAAACAGAACCAACCACAAGCGTTCGACATAAGCGACTGGACGTCCTTCGTATTGTGTGGAAATTGTCTTCCATTTGCACCAATGGTGTTGTTAAAAACTTTCTTCACTGATTCAGGAGCACCAATGCCATATGGGTCAAAGTATATCGCCTCTATCAAGTCATTTGGATATTTATTAACTTGTAAGCAAGTCCAATGCGAACCTTGGTTGAGGGTTCCGTCCTCTTTGTATTCGTCGTCTAAATTAATAAAGTAAGATTTATTGAACTCGAACTTTTTTGGCAAATCAGTTTTATATACAATCTTAGCGAGTGGGACATTCATCTTTTCTGCCATTTCCCGTATTTGAGTGTTTGTAAGCATATTATATAATTAATATAGAAATTAATTTTATAATAAATAACCGATTTGCCCTAAATTGTTTATTTCATTTGAAATTGAGGAGGGAGGGTATGCCTCCACTGGAAGTTTGCACCGTAAGGTTGTGATTGCAAAGCAGGTGGCATTGCACCAATGCGTCCGCCGACCATACTTCCTCCTAAACCAACAGACCCTGCTTGGCGACGAGTTCCTCGCTCACCTCCAACGCCTAAACCCAGACCTCTTCCAGATGATAAATACAACCCGCTTCCGGAAGCATACAACCCACTTCCAGCAATGGGAAATCCAAATCTGTCAGTTGCAACCTGTGCCTCTGCTTTGTCTGCCATTGCCTGAGCGAGTGCGTTTCTATCCAACGCTCCCATATCAGTTCCAAGACGACTATTTAGTTCTTCCAATGCCTTATCCTGTGCCATTCTTCCAACAAGACTTCTTGCCTTTCTTGCTCTTGTTCCACCAGCATTTGAAGACCAATAAGAGTTAGGATTATCAATGTAGTCTAATCCCAATGAACTCAAACCAGCAACACCAGCGGGTATGTAAGGAAGAAGTGCAGGATTTGCAGTGGCAAGTGAAGCACCACCAGCAGTCAATGCACCCATCAATGCCATCTTTGCAGTTGGTTTTAACTGGTCGCCAATCTTATAGACTGCTTTTTTAAGTCCTTTCTTCTGCAACCATCTATCAACAGCGGGACCGAAGATTCCCTTTCCTTCCATCTCTGGTGCCATATCTTTATTTGCCATAATTTCGGGAGGTGATAGTGCGAGTTCGGCACCTTTTCCCTTCCTAAATGTATTTGTAAGTTGGTTATATGTTTCAGGAGAAACAATGACACCAATGCCCTCGCCCTCCATTGCAGGTCTAACTCGAACTCTATGACCGTTTCGTAGTTTGGATAATTGCTTACCACTTGCTGTAATATTTATGCGTTCCATTATACATATTACAAAGAAAAAAAATGCGGGATATTCTTAACGACAAATAACGCCTAAACTCTGGCACCTGTCAAAATATCAACTGAAACATCAACACCATATTCAATAAAGCACCATAAGTCAATGGGACGAGCGGAAATATTCTGCCCGATAATTTGCACTGACTTAGGAACACTTTCCTCAACTGGCAACATACGAGATACATCAACATAGTAAAAGCAATTGGATTGCTTGAAAGCGTAGAAGTCAATAAGACCCGATGTAAGACCGTCAGTCATTCCACCATTAACGGCATTCTGTCCGTATAGTTGCTGGGAGAACTCCTCGAACGAATAACGCTGAGTGTTGTAGAGCATATTCTGTCCTGATACAACCACATTGAAATTGGTAAGTTGAACCATTGGAGCAGTTTGACCGCACCCAGCAGGGTCATAAGGCGACTGATATTCGGGGCAAGGAAGAACCAAAGATGTTGCAGTGATAAACGGAACCAAAAGAACAGACTTCAATGCAGAAATGCCGTTGGTAAGGAGAGAGTTAATCTGTCCCTGAGAAGCAACATTGGTAATTTGGTATTGGTAAATATCAGTATATTTGATTTGCTTAATAGGAGAAGATAGATAAGCAGACTCGAATACGGGGTTGAAAGTGTAAGCAGGGACATACAGGAAAAGATTTCTGTAAGCACCCTGTCCTACGGAGTTTCCTGCAACACTGGTGAGAGTGCTGTCTAAACAAGTTGAACCAACACTCGCATTGACCCTGATAGTAGTAGAAGCACTGAAAACACCAGCACCACCGCTTCCGGGAAGAGTTGAAGAAACCATAAAAGGGCAAACACCACCAACAGCGTTGGAAACACTCGTAAGAGCAAGAGTATCGGTCGCACCATTAACAATGGGTATTTCAGCAGTTGTGTTATTCAAGTTAAGAGTAAGTTTGAGGAAAGCACCCTTCAATAGAGGACACATCATAAAGAACGAGTGGATATGCTTCAAATAAATCTGGGCGTTAATGGAGATTTGCAACACACCCTGTGCTCCCGCATTAACACCATCAACTTTGCGAGAAATGTATGACTGATATAGGGTTGAAGCAGACTGAGCGGTGAGGAATGAGGCGTAGGTAGTGGAACCGATAATACCATCAGCGTCAAAGTTAATATATGACTGACGATTTAAAAACCCAAGATTACCTGTGGCACATCTGTAAGAGTTGAATTGACCGTTGGTAATGATAGAACCGCCAGAAGGAGAATAATTGGTATTATTACCAACGCCGATTCCAAGACCAGAAGCAACATTGCTAAAAGTCCAACTATCGGGAGTATCGGGATAGAAACCAATCATAGAACCCTGAGTGCAAACATCCGCCCAAGACAAAGAGGTCATAAGTTTAAAGGAGTTCCACATATTACAGAAAGGAGTTTGCTGAATTATAGTGGTTCCGTTGTAGTCCATAGTAATCGAGTGAATCATTGAACCATACCAATTTTTCAAACCAACTAAATAATCAGCAGATGAACCAGCAGTGGCGGGGGTAAATGCACCAGCGGACGCTTGGAGGGTTGTGCCAACAGTCAATGTAATAGGCATAAGGAGATACGCCTCTCTAAAAGACATATACTTATTGGAGTTAGACAACTGGGAGGTGTCAATTACGGACTGATTTGAAGAATACGAACCATTTTGGTTGTCAAGGATATTCAACCAATCCTTTTTAACAAAGACATTGGGAGAACCTTCGATTTCCTGTGCGAGGTCAAAGACTAATTTATCACTCATTGTTATTATATATTGTAAAAAGATAAAAATATGATTGCCCTAAATCATATTTTACTAAATGCCTAATATTCTCCCTTAAAGAGAGAAATTGATATTTTTGCGAAGTGGTTTTTTGCTTTCTGTTTTTATCACTAAATTAGAAATCTTACCTCCAACTTTTGCTAAACTCGAAGCGACCCCCGACCCTCCAATTGTTCTGCCTGTTGTGGAAATATAATCATCTACTGAATCATAACTGTTCTGTCCTCCTAAACCACCGTCTAATAAAAAAGACCCAACACCTCGCCCTCGCATTGAAGTTCTCATATTACCTGCTCTAAATACAGCACCGCCTCCCATCTTGGGTAAATACATCATATGCGTTCTTGCAACCATTATATATTAACTAAACATTTTTTCTTACATTTCGCAGTCTTAATATGTGAAGATTTATTGTGTTAATATGTGTCAGTTGCTTTGCAATGAGTTTTTCCTTTTCCGTTTCACAACCCGTCTTAATATCATTGAGAAGGACGAACTGTTCCTTCTGCAAGTTCTCGTATATTCCATTCAAATATTGCTCTGTTATTTGCGACGGATTATTCATTATATAATTAAGAAAGAAATTAATATTCCTAAATTATCCTGAAATCTCGTCCTTTTGTGCGATTACTAAAATGAAGGTCATTGCTGGGTCATTAACCACTATTGGTTGCAAATCTGCTCCTAAAATATTCATTCGCAGTTCATTATAGGTTCCATTAATCATTTTATTCCAAGCAAACTGAGGAGGTTTCTCACTGATAATTTCACCAATTGCGACATTGGGAACAACTGTGTATATAATACCCGTTGGTTGTGAGTAGAAGTTGTCAATATTACTAATATTCAAAAGCACACTGCTATTGGGTTGAACCTGAGGTGCTGTTGTGCTGATATATGATAGTGTGCCGTTTGCGAGTTTGCTTACATATGAACTAACTGGTGGGACATATGCGTTGTTAAGATTTTGGTCGGTTGCAAAATTGACAATATATCCAAAAATCTTGTTTATATTTGCAGGTAGTGTGATAATAGGATTAAATGTGGTTAGTGGAAAAACCAAACCTGCTGGGTTTGTATAACCAGCGGGAAGAGCGAGAGGAACCAAAAATGTATTTATCTGCACTGCATATCGGGAGGCATTTACAATAAACTCGGCATAAAATACATTGTCGCCTGTGGCATTGACTAAATAATGTCCGTTCTGTATCATTGTGAATTGCAACAATTGGTTTAATGTTGATATTTCATACAAACCATTTGGAACTGTAATTGTATATGTAGTGGCGGGTCCCGCTCCACTTATCCAGTTATAAGTAAATACATTATTGTTATATTGACTTGTGATGTTAAACCAACTATAAAACATAACCACAGATGATACTGCTAAATATGCATCATTGAGATTGACTGAGTTAGGGAACCGATACACTAATTTATTGTTCTGCCCGTCAGGAACTATATTGCCTTGATTCAAAATAATTGTTCGCATTTATATATAATTATAAAGATAATAATATATTATTTTGGTCTAATTTAAGCAAACGGCAAACGGACTGGTTTGTTTATCGACGGCGTTCCCTTGTGGAACACTTTGCCTCTAATACCATATCCTCTCATTGGTTTTAAACCACTACCGCTAAAACTACTTGGTGATAAACCGAGATTTATTGGAGTTTGTGCTCCTCCAAAGAAAAAAGGTGTCTGTAATCCACCACTTTCAGTTTGAACCCTGAATCGTTTTGGTGCAACTACTTTTGGGAAAAATCCTGTATCGCTCATTATATAAATATAAGAATATTTTAAAATCCCATAGATGCTAAATCAACGAGCAAATCTTTAACTTGTCCCTTTGGAACTAATCCTTTTTTACTCAATTTTAAGAGCAATAATTTAAACTCTTTAACCATTTCTCGGTTGTCTTGTCCTGCCATTATTTGTCCCTTTAATATTTCAAACCTTCGCACTTCTTTATCATTCTCCTCCATTTTTGGTGCAGGAATATCCAATTTATCATCTATACGAGCAGACTTGGCGAGTTTATGTAGATATACTCTCTCCTCCTCGTTTAAACTGTTTAAATCATTGAAAGCAGGAACACCTCCACCAATGATGCTTCTAAACACTTTGCCGAGGTTTTGCGAAACCCTTTGTGAAGGAAAATCGCCAACAAAAGTTCCAGATGGTCTGCGAATGCTTACAATGTCATCTGCCATTTTTCCCTTGTGAATTAAATAACGACCTAACTTCACATATTTTGGTGAAGGTGCAACACCGCTCGACTCATCAATGTCTGTTGGTTTTGGTGTGTATGCTCTACTGCGAACAAGACCTGTTCCTTGTATTACACCGCAATTACAAGGTGTATGTCCGCACCCGCCTATACCTTTTCCGGCAACCTCTCTTCCTCCACCGCTTTCTTCAAGTCTTTCTCTTAATTCTGCTCGTAGTCTTGCGTCTGCGTCCCGCAACGCATCTTTTTTTGCATTAATAGGCAATTTAATTAACGCACCCTGTGTCATACCAAAAACTATCTGCATACCTGCTGGTTGTATAACCCTACCAATATCCCGTATATACACCTTTAAACTATCGTCAGGAAGACCTTCAACTTCTGTTAATGATTTATAAACACTTCTCGGTCCTTTCTCTTCGACTAACTCACCGAGCATACTTCGTATTTGTTGTAATTCTAAACCAAAACCGTCATCTTGCGTAATAATTTCTCGCAATTCTTCAAGTTTCCCCGCAACTCCATCTGCATCTCTTGCTCTCATTAAAACATTGATTCTATTTAAAATCTCTGCAACTTGTGCCTTTGTTGGCAATTGATTTGTCATTCTATCCACCGAAGTTTGCAAATCGCCGATGACATTAGCATCAAATCCTGACACATTTGCCATTACATCACTAATGTCCCCTCGTATAACTTGAAGACCCTCTGCTACAACATCAATACTTGCTTGGAACTCTTCCTTATCTCTTGCTCTCATTAAATTAGTGTCCCGTATCATTCTTGCAATTTCTCGCAATTGCTCTACACTAACCGCCTCTCGCAAAATGGTTTGAACGCCTAATAGAATATCCTGTCCTGTGCTTTGTTGCAATCCTAACTCGACACCGCCAGTTCTCGCCAATCTTTCGGCATATCTCGTAAAGAAATCCAAGAATTGGGTTGCTTCGGTAATACCGACAGAATACATCTTTTTCAATGGTGGAATCATTGCTTCCAGATTTTGTGCTAAAAATACCATATCTCTATCATTGGTTCTAACAATAACCTCACTCGCAATTTGTGGCGACATAATCTGTTGAAGTTCGCTTCTCACCTTGCGTTTAAGACCTTCCTTGTCTGCCAATTTTTCATCGGCAGTTCTATAATCTTGTATTTCGTTCTTTTGTCCTGTCCTCTTATACACCTTGTTTGCTTGGAGATTTGCATCGTCCAATTCTACTCTCAGTTTCAACTGATTCATATACTCTCGCCTAAACTTGTCGGCATCAAGTGGATTTTGCAATGGTTGTCCGCTCATTATTTATACATTATAAATATATTATATTTGGTCTAAATTATAATATATTTATGTATCAATTTTATTTCCAGCAATGTCATAAACAAAGTATGATGAATAATCCTTTCCACTTGCCAACCACTTATCACAAGCATATCGGTTAAACTCGCTCTGCACTTCTTCGTCAGTCTTTGACATAAGTTCTTCAACTTTCTTAATAAGTTTATCTTTTTCCATTTTCCCCATATATCGAGGGTTTGTGTCAAACGGCAATCCCATCTCTTCTAACCCAATGCATTTGCACTTCAAAATCTTTTCTCTGGTTTTTGCTAAAAGTTCTTTACTGTCGGGACAATCGGTCATATTATATAATTAAGAAAGAAATTAATTTTATAATATCATTTAATATGTTTCGGTTTTTGTTTCATCATCTGTTTCGTCGCCTTTTGCTTCTGCAATGGCATTCTCAATCCAAGTGTTTTGCGGGTCAATGTCATCTTCCCGTCTGCATAATCCAACAATAATCTTTCCGGTTTTTTGGTCGCCTTCTATTTTAAACACTCCCTCAATCCATTTGTAAAAGTCGTCCCTGCTATATTGTCGTTTATCCCTATAATTTAATGCCCTGTGTTCTGCACTCGATAAAATACTATCCCATATTTCTCGCACCTTTATTGTTTTATCTTTTATGTCTTTGGCATTGGCGGGGTCAAAGTCAATTTTTTTCCATATATCATTGAAGACCTTCTGGAACAAGTTTTGATTTTCTAAAAACTTGGCAGTTCTTGCCTTAATGCTGTCTGGTATGATGAATAACATTCCTGTATTTTGTATTTTGTCTTTGTATTTGCCATAAACGCCTAAAAGCATATCTAAAAATACCAACTTAACTGTTTGCAAAAACTCCTGTGTTTCAAAATATGGGTTTGCTTTTTTATAAAGCACACCACCAATGACTTTGTCAATTTTGTCTGGATTATCTGTAAAATTAACTGGAAAATCCAAATCTACTAAACGCCTATAATCCGCCTGTTCCGGTTTGCCGTCCAGTTCGGGTGCAGTGTTAAACTCCATTACAAATGTTGCACTCATAAAAAACTGCTCTGGGTTTTGCTGTAATAATCTACCGCTAAACTTACCACCACCTGTCAAGTTTCTCAACATTGCAACCCGAATTGCACCTTGAACCTCTTTAAAGTTAATATATCGTTTGCCTTTTAAGTTTATCATATCGGGTGAAGGTGAGTTTGCCTTTTCGACATCTTTTAAAATGCCGTTTGATGGTTGGTGATAATAATCACCCAGCACAATATCCATAAGCGACCCTGTCAAACCCTTACCATTACCGCCTTGACCGTTTAGTAAAAACAATTTTTGGTATGCCCTGCCGTCCAAACCACTTGCCAATATCTGCAAATATAAAAGACGCTTTTCTGCGTCAGGGTGAATGCTTTCTATCACTTGGCAAATTAATTCTTTTGCATTTGCAATATTTGGGTCAGTATAGTCAGGTCTTTCATAATCGTATCTGGTTGATAGTGTGATATAATCATCATAATTATACTCCCGAAACTCATCTGCCAATAAATCATAAACACCATTGTTAAACCCCAACAAAAACGGGTCGCTGTTAAAATCAGTTTCTCGTTCTTTTGCTTTGCTGATAATGTGTTTAACAATATTGCATATTTTACGCTCATCACTTGTGCCAGTTCGAAGGATTTTGTTTAACTTTGACAATTCCTCCTCACTCAAACTGACATCGCCGTTCATATCTGCATATACAGCATTGTATATGTCCTCACTGATTATTCTGGTTATTCTATGTTGTTGTTTGCTTTGGGTTTCATCATACCACCTGTCTTCGTAATAAACATACAAATTGTTTTTATATTTTATCACCCGTTCTCCAAACAATGTTAAAAACTTTTCGCTCATCATTTTTGCAGACAATAAATCCTCCCATTCATCGGCAGTCTTTTCATCTTCATATTCTGGGATTTCCATTGCCTCATCAAATGCTTTGTTTTTAAATGTTATATGCAACCCTGTCTTTGCTTTTACAACTTCATTTATATCGGTTAGGATTTCATCATACCATAGGTCAGGCAAAATCATAAACCCATCTTGGCAAGGCACAATGTCTTCCAATTTAAATGCCTTTTTTTCGACAAGATATTTTATTGCGATTTCTTGGATATAGCGTTCTACGGTTTGATAAAACAACCCCATAACACCCCGTTTTTTTTCTTCCACTGTTTTCCATTTTTGCGGGTCTTGTTTCAAGACGTCCTTAATTATATGTGCGTTGCTACTATAAATTATATCCATTATTGGTTTGATTTCATTTTCCAATTTCTGCACCTCAGGAAGTAGGTTGTCATCATCAAGATTGTTTTTCTTCAACCAACCTTTATATGTGCCACCGTTTAAGATTGATATAGGCAAAGTTTTTGCAACATCTTTAACCACTGAATGGCGTTCCATAATTTTTGTTCTCAATGCCTTTGGGTCTGTTGCATATGCAGATAAATATTTTTTATCTAATATCTGGTTGCTTTTGCATATTTCATTTATAACATTGGGACAGGCGTTTTCAATGTCAATGTCAATATATTTGTCCTCGCAAATTGAGTGGCGAGTTGGTCGGTGCATAATACTTAAACTCAAATAGTTTGCGGGTATAACCCTACCCCATTTATGTTTTGGCAAATTAAATGCAACTTGGAACTTGCCTGTTTTTTTGTTTAAGATTTCTTTGTAGCGTATCAATTGTTCGAGTTCATTTTTGTCAGGTAAAAACTCATACCTTTCAATGCCGGAATACGAAATACCTAATTCGTTTTTAATAAAACCATATAGGCGTTTGGTGTTGCATACTTCATTCATTTTCTTCTTACTGAAAATGCTGTTAGTGTAAAGAGTTTTGTCTAAACTCCAAGCGAAGGGGGTGGCAGTTGCAGTGGTGGTCGGGGGGTCGTCCATTTTATATTATAGTATTATATAAAAAATATCTTCTAAATCATTTTTTCAAAAGTGTTTTTATAAAAAATTGTTTTATAAAAACTCCTAAATGTATTTCGCTAAAAGGGTTTTCAATAACTCTTTATCGGTATTACTGATTTGCTCTAAACAAGCATTTAACTTGACAACAGTGGGTAGGTTTGCACCATATTTTTTGCAATCTTCCTCGCTTATGTTATGCTTGTATTTGGCATAATACATACGATTTGATTCCTTGATTTTTGCAGGGTTTTCTGCATAAACCTTCTGCTTGTATTCTCTCATATACTTACGCTTGTCAGCAGTCTTCTTTTCGGGTTTCAGGGTGGCGGGTTCGAGTTGGATTTCCATTTATATAATATACTACGACAATATTCTCTAACCTTTTTTTATATAAATTGATTTATTTATATAAAATTGCAAAACGCCTAAAATACCTCCAATATGTTTTCACTAACCACAGTAATTGTATAATCACTGACAGAGTAATAGTAGTCGTTATATTCGGTTTGCATTCCTTGTTCTTCGCCTAATATTTCCTCCCACCCGTAATATGATGACAAATATTCCCTAAGTCCAACAATGTCAATGATTTCTAATAACACATCATAGTTTTCATCTTCTCTTAATGCTTCCATATCATCAATGGTATATTCGCCTTTTTCATTTTCAACTACATTGTAGCATTCCCAGTCGTCCCTACACATAGGGCAGACCATATGAGAGCGTTGTGTGTTTATTAGTGATTTTAAGCACCCAACGCATACACAATGACCGCATTTTCCAAGGAAACCTCCCTCCATTACTGGGTCTTCTGCAAGTGGTTCAAAACAACAAGGACACTCGGTTTCATTGAAATCTTTTTCTGTGGTGTGCGTTTCTGCAAGGTCTGCATAATCAACTGACATTGCTTCTTTTGTTATTCCTTCTCTTATATTATTAAGCAGTGATTTTGCAGACCAATTGCAAATATTATCAGTGATATATTCGTCTGCTCTTTCTTGCAGTTCGGTTTCGGTTTCAATCCAAAACTCATATGCTAATTTATATTGACTATGTGGTCCGTATTTATCAGTGTTTGGAATAGCATAAAAAGCGAATGACTGACCGTTCGAGCGATTATAGTGGTCTTTGTCAAATGCCAGTGTGAGTTCATCTCTATAAAAAAATGTGCTCCATTTGCCTCCATACTTGGAGCGGTTCCATTCTTTGAATGCATCTTTAAATGCTTCAAGTCTTGGTGCATATTCTTCTTGTGGAACACCTGTGTTGTTCTGCTTGAAGAATGGTCTGTGAAACGAGGTTGCAGTGAGAAATAATTCCCTCTTAAAATTAAACTCACCGAATACTTTGCGGTTGGGTGCTTCCCATATGAGTTCGAGTGCAGTAGAGGTGGTATTACCGATTTCGGTATTACCGATTTCGGTATTACCGATTTCGGTATTACCGATTTCAATGAAGGTGGGGGTGGCAGTGGCGGAGGCAGGGTTCATTCTTATATTATAGACTTATATAAAAGTAATATCTATATCGGTTTTTCCTAAATGAATTGTTTATATGCAAAAATAAATAAAAAAGAATAAAATAGTTTTGACCTTTATGCCATTTCCGGAAACCCGTAAAGTGGTGCATTGTTTTAGAAACTTCCCTAAGGGATTTTAGAACAACTGAATATGCTTTTTTTTGAAAATGTTGAGTGAAGAAGTTTCGAAAAGTATGCACCACTTTACGGGTTTGCGGGTTTCCTGTATATAACAATATAAAACACCTTAAAATAATTGATTGTTTCTTCTTTCCTTTCATATAAATCATTTAGGAAAAATGACATAGAAGCAATTTTTATATAATACTATAATATAAAATGAACGCCCCCAACCAACTCACCCTCCCTCAATTTATCGCTTCTGCATTCCGCCCCTCAGTGGCATACAATAAAAAATGCGGTTCCTATTTTGTAAAGCACCGATGGGAAGAATACTGCAAAACATATGCAGGAACCGACGAGCAATTCACAGAGGTTTTGCGACAAATGGGTTTCCAAGTGTCAAAAGAAACTGGCAGAATGAAACTGCGGTATTTCGGTCTTCGGTAAATTATTCTCGTCTTACATCAATGATTTCCTGAAACCCTTTTCTAAACCTCTCTTCCGGAGAGGATTCCATATCGATAAGCAACGGACTAAACTTCTCTTTCGTTGCGTATTCATACAGTGATATTAACTGTTCTTTGCTTACACCTAAACCGAACTCGCTCAATATGAGTTTTACTTCTCGGTTGCCACTTAATTTTAAAATCACCATATACGAGCAGTTGCCTCTTATATTTTTTGGGATTTTGTAAAATGACTGACTGATAAAGATGCAACTAACTCCAAACTTTCTTGCTCTTATGTAATAGTTCTCAACCATTGTTAAATCTTTACTCAATACCAAATCGTCCCACACCACAAGATGATTGAGGTCTTTATCAAAGTCATCTAATTTAGGAGTGTTAGTAAGACCCTCTTTAATTTGAATCTGGTCGGTTTTAGATGAAATCCAATTATACAATTCCTCATCTTTGTTTCGAGTTATGATTGTTATTGTTGCAAAAGTTCCTTTACCTTGACTAAATATAGCAATGAGATTTACGAGGAAGTTTGTTTTTCCAGAACCCGAGGGTGCAACAATAATCATTCTAAATGGAAGTTTTAACTTATGAATATGAAAGTTTGGGTTCTCAACCTTCTTTAACATATCAGCAGGGATTCGCTCATACATATTGACTATTTTACCACCTGTCAATTCATCGTCCGCTTTTTTCGGTTTTCTTGGCATTATAATATATACATTAAGAAGATAATAATATAATTTAGACCAAAATAATAATATATCATTTATAATATATAATGGCATCTTATAATCCACCAACTGAAACCCTTGCAATATTTGACCCGAGCGTTTTCGCTATTGCTGATATACCACTCACACAGGCACAGGCAGACGCAAGATATTTAAGATTTCCTACGGCACAAGGGACGGAAAATCTATCAGCGATAAATGTTAATGGCGTTGCAACTTTTAATAGTGGCGTTAATTTTGCATCAACCGCACCTCCTACAAGTAGTCAAACAATACCTGCTTCAAATGATAGTTCGACAAAAGTTCCTACGACCGCTTGGGTTCAATCTGCTATTACTGCTGGGAGTAGTAATACGCTCACTGATGTATTGATTGCAGGAAATAATGCTGGTTCTCAACCTATTAATATGAATAATCAAAATATTAGTGCAGTCAATACAATATCATTTGCGACTACATCGCAAAATACCGCTTACACAGGTGCTCCCGCTGGAATATATTCGAGTGCGAATATAACAATTGATGCTAATGGAAAAATTAGTGCTATTAGTAGTTCTACTTCTACTACTATTACTGGAACTATTATTGCTTTTGCTGGTGCTTCCGTTCCCGTTGGTTATGTAAAATGCGACGCAACCCCTCTTTCAACTGCAACATACCCAGCATTATTTAATTTAATAGGATATACTTATGGTGGAGCAGGTGGGACATTTTATCCTCCCAATTTGTTAAATAAGTTCATACAAGGAAGCACTACATCTGCGGGTGGTTCTACGAGTGGTAATTTTACTATTAGTAATAGTAATATACAATCGGCAACAATAACATCTACCGATTTAGGTAGTGGTAGTCCGTATGTTGCTTTTAATACTTCGTCGGGTATTAGTGATTGGTCGTATTATAAGGGTAAAGCATCGGGCGATGGAAGTGTTAATGTTTGGACGCCCGTCACTACTTCTACTGGAACAAGAGGCGGAACTAATTTAGTTAGTGCTTTTAATACTACTATTGGAACTGCTACTCCTACTCCCCTTATTGGAACGGTTCCATCTCTTTTATTGATGTATATAATTAAAACTTAATCATTTAGAAATACATTTTTAATCTAATTTATTTTATAAATGTATAATATATAATGCCAATACAACCCGAAACCTATATGGACGCTCCTACAATTGCTACTTTAAATGCTGGTGATAATACCTTTGGTGCTGGTGCAAATGGAATTAGTATTTTAGAAGATGTTTTAACTACTCCTAACGGAATAACATTGAACTCTGTTGG